GCCGCTGCTACGTCTGAGCCCATGTCTATTGGATTATGTTTAGTTATATGTTTTGTTAAAACATTTTTTAGATCTGATAGATTAGTCCTGGGTTTAGTCCTCAGGTGTCTAGGGAATGTTTTACCTAATGATGAAAGGCCTTTAGATTTTTTAGCCGCTTGTTTAGCAGCCAGCTTGGCCAGCAGTGATGCGAGTCCTCCCCACATTATACCATTCCGCCACGATTATATAGCATCCAGTCGCGCTTTCCGGCTGCGTTTTTCTTGTTCATTATCATTCGCACGTATTTAAAAATTTGCGCTTTACTCCATCCCATGTCTCTTAATCTACTTACAACAGAATAAACCATAGAAATTTTTGAATCATCTATAGCTGCCTGTGTTGGATGAATATGAGTAGGTGATTTTCCCCTAATAAAACCTTCGGGTAAATCTTCTAATTTTCTATTCATTGGAATTCTTCTCATAACACCTGGATTATTAATAGATGCTCCCATGATTCCTTTACTTGGGCGTATCGCATAATCAGCTGATTCCCATGGTGAAGTACTCCACCAGGTACCTGGTTTTTTACCTACTGATAATCCAGCTTCAGAAATAAGTTTTTTATCAGGAAACATAGTTTCTCCTCTAAATATATTTCTAATTTTTCCGCTGTATGTGTCCTTCATTAAAGCTCTTATAGCTGGATGTTTGCTATAGTCATGTTTTTTGAATTGTTTAAACATAGCAGGTGTCACACCTCCTTTAGGTGGAAAAAATGGCATACCAGTTAAATCTTTTGCCTGCGGTAATAAAAATTTTAATACATCAGGAGGTGGCAAAGCCTCATTATCTAATTTAATTGGAAGATTCCTCATTGACCCATCTAAACGAGTCATTTTCACTCCAGCTCTTTTTAATGCTAGTTTAGCTAATAAATTTGCTATTCCTTTATACATTAGTCCCCCAGCAAGTCTTTATATTCTTTGGTCAGATAACGGTTGATTCCTGATGTTGAATAGGGTTTTTTACCGACACGTGAGAGCTCCGCAGCTGCGAGATCCTCAAGGGACATCGCCGTTGTTTCCGCTTCATCAATCATGTCGTCAAGGAAACTTCGACCCCACCATCCTTCGGATCCCATCTCCTGGTACCAGTCATCCATTGTTTTTCTTTTATCCGGATTGGCACGGAAGAAATCCGAAACTTTTTTAAATCTTTGCGGGTCATTGTTCACCTTTCCGCGAACATAGTTCATGAAGGTCCCTGGATGTGGATCCAGCCAACGTGATGCGCCTTCCGCTAAATGTTCCGCAGCACCAAGTCGTGATTCCTCAGTGGCGCCATAGTAAGGGAGCCCTTCAGACTTTATTGTTTTCACCGGACGTGCTTCTGGGTATTGTTTAATAATATTAAGGACACGCTTCATTGCTGGGCGTCCCATTTTTTTAGCTAGTTGACTAAGTATTCCGTACATTACCATCCTCCGTGTGGGTTTGGTTGTAGTGATGTGATTCCACTGGACTCATATCCAATATGAGGACCATTAATTGGTTGTCCTGGAGGTCCTTGAGGTTTTGGTGTCCAATTTCCAATATTTGATTCATTTGTGGGATGGTGGATTTGGTCCATATTACTATATCCTACATCAACTCTATCATCATTGAATAGAGGTGTTTCATGTATATTAGAGTAATTGCCCGTTAATTCAGTTAAATACCTTGGGGTTAAATTCAGATGTGGTTTCCATGGCTGGTTTGTATCATAGGTTTCAAACATCGGTGGTTTAATCATATCACCCGGTGCTTTACGTAAAGCTGTCCATAAGTCGGGCATTAATTGTGCTTCCGTCAATCCTTTACCTTCAGCAATAATTGTCTCAATTCCTTTTGGATTAACCCACGGTCGAGAAAGTTCACCCCACTGCGTATTTAGAGTTAGAGTCTTTACCATTTTATTGTAAACCTTCTCCAGTTCCGGTCCTGTAATGGAATTTACATACTCCTTCATTTCTCCCAAAGTATCAGTTCCAATTGGATCTATGTTTCCAACATCGGCTGCCGATTTATTAAACATAGGTATAATATTATTAATAAGCTCATCTCTCATTTGTTGATATTCAGCGTAACTTTTCATGGCCGGAGTGGTTTCAGTCGTGAATCTATCATATAAACTAGAGTATTTTTTATCAAAATCTTCCTGCGTGATTAAATCCTGATTGAGAAAATCCTGTAGTTGATTTAATTTTGAATCTATATCTTCCATATCTTATCCTGCGTTCTGCATTTGTTCTGCCATCTCATGGGCGCGCGCAGATGTCTGTTTGGCCCATTTTGAATCCAGCATTTGGACGTGCGCTTCAAAATAATTTGGTGGATCCTCTTGAAGCGCCACCCACATTTTTCTAAACTTGGAAACTCCTCTCCCCCCAAGCTGAAAAATCATTTCACAGATAATAGTCTTCGCATCATCTGAAATCTTTAGGTCCTTACACATGTCATGTGTCTGATCAATTGCTGACTGTAAATCTTTTTCTAGTATGTCTTCCAGATATTCCTGGTCGTATGTTTTTCCGTCTTCCCAGTGGTCCTCCACGCAGAGGTGGCCGTAGCCCACGGTGCGTTTGGAAAGTGAGTCCAGATACACATGGTCCTTGAACCCTTCGTGTTTTTTTACTGACTCTAATAATTTATCGTAGTTCATTACATCATCGCCGTATAAATTGCCTTGAGAATTAAACCCAGCACTCCGAATGAGACTGTCCACACAATCTTGAAGATCGTATCAATCTTTTCAGAAAGATGGTGAATATGATTGTCCAGCTTCTGGTTAATCAGTTTTAATTCACCATTAATCTTAATAATATCTTCACGGTTCTGTGCCATTTTTTCTCCTTCCATTATATAACTCCCTTATCCTTCGCTTGTTTAAGGAAAGGATTGTCCTGTATTCCTTTTTGTGGTGTCGTAAACTTTCCGTCGTTCCCCATCACTGGGTTGAGGTCGCTGACGACTCCACCTTGATTCATTCCTCCGTACTGACTTGCTAGTGCAGCATCTGTATTGCCTGTATATAATTGTCCCGCAGCCTGTGAATTCATTACACCGCTGTTCGTGATGGATGAACCTGTTGTCTGTCCTGTGGAATAAGTACTGTCATCATATTCCACTGGAGGAGCTGGCTGTTCTCGTCCTGTAATGCCCAGTGAGTCACCAATAGGTCTTTTTAAAACCTCCGGTGTCATTTGGTCCACATTCTGTAGTACTTGGGGTGCCTGATTCATAATGGTATCAGCAATATCCTTGATTGAATTTTTGTTTTGGTTTCTTAAGTTTTGATTCCTGTTGGCTTCTTCCATATCCTGTATGGTTACAGTCCATTCTTCATATTCATCAGGCATTTCCTGGAACAAACGCAACATGTTTCGAACCCTAATCTGTGTTGGTAGTGTATCATCCATTGCATTTGTCCAGTTACGCATTGTAATAGGGGATGCAAAAACTCTACCGGCAAAACGCATGCCAAAGAAAGGAACTAATGCAAGTATTGCACTACTCTGTGCCGCAGCTGCGGTTCCTAACGCCGCCACTACATTTCCCATTGGTGAACTTGACTTAAGCGCACCTCCTGGTCCTTGGAGCACGGCTGAACGTGCAAGGAACGTGCTCATTGATGGCATGCCATGCTTGAACGTTCGATCGAGAACCTTTGATAGGTTTTCAAAATCCTTGTACGTAGGAAGACGACTGTTGTAAGCCTTAATATGATCTTTTGGAATGCTTGGATCAATCTTACCCCACAAATCATCATACCAATTTTCCATTTGTCGTGTTTTAGGATTAAATATTTTAAATTCTGTTACTGTTGGGCCAGGTAATGCCTTTTTGAAAAGTGTTTGAAGAGGGGATCCAGCTTGTCCTATTCCTAGGGCTTTACTGATAACCTTTGAATCAAAGTATTCAATACCTTCCACATTCTTCATTGAGTTTTTAAAAGTATTGGCAAGGTAGTGTCCTAGTCCTTTGTTGTAGGCTTTATCACCCACGATGTTTCTTAATGCCGTAAGGTTGCTTTCAACGAAAGCACCTGTGTCAGTTGATTTCGCTAACGTATTCCATAAGTTCTTGGACATGTCCGTTGCTTTCTGTGGTGTCTCAAGGGCCACGTTCCATCCAAATCTTTTAACGTTTCCTAACTGCTTGCCTGCATCTGTTCCCCAGATAAGCATTCCTTTGGAAAGGAAATTTTCATATTCCGTCCACAGTTTAGTCACATTGGAGAAAGGTGTGTTGTTCAGACTTCCAATGTCCGTCTCGAATGCTTTGTAGATTGAATTAATATCATCATAAATTGATCCAACCTCTGGACTCTTAGACCATCGTTCATAGCCACTATCCATGAGACGTTTTAATTTGTACATGTCACCCACGGTTCTTTTTCCTGGTGTCAAGAGAGTTGTGCCAGGTGTCCATCCTTGCGGTGGCTTGAGAATATTTTTCTGTAAGAAGTTTGAAAATTCAGAACTTAATGCTCCTCTTTTTTGATTGTTAAAGACAATGTTTTTTGCTGTTTGAACCAGTGATGCATCATCAACAATCGCACCTGCTGATTTTGCAGCGTCTAAAATTTGTTGATCATATTGCTGCGCCACTTTCCTGAATCCTTGCGCCTGCTTGTTAGCAAGTTTAATATAGTCCACTCCCATTTCCGCTGTTTCTACATACGGTGCAAAGCGACCAATCATTTCCATCATTCTTATTTTTTGTGCTTCACCTGCTACTTGTAGTGTTGCTTGGATTGGTCTACCAACAAATGGTACACGCGACATCATCGCAATATAAACATCCATGTATGGTCTACCTGATACAGCAAATCGTGGAAGAGTTGTTCCTGGAATTGTTTCCAGTGGTGGTAACCACTCATCTGACCTGTTGGATTTAGGCCCTAGCCAGTTGAATGCTTTGGAATTTGCCAAACGTGTTAATGCTTTTCCAATGAATGGAATATTCATTTGAACTGTTTCTTTTACAGGGAGGAAAGTTTTTCCACCCCACGGAACGATTGCGCGCCCCTTTGTTCCAATGAACATACCTTCTTCTGGATCAAATTTTTGTAGTGCTTTTTCAGCTGCCACCAATTCTTCCCCTGTTTCCGTTCCAAAATCCTCATATAATTCTTTTGTCGCTGCGTCCTTTCCTTTATAGACGCTACTTGCTGCACCTGGAGGTGTTGTTTTCATGCCACCTAACCATCCACCAAATTTCTTGAAGCCCATATAAGCCGGTCGAATGCCAAAGAAAGCTGTACTAATGGCAGCGTCTACCATTGCCGCATCCACTGCGTTAGCGATACGTGTAGGTTTTCCTTCCGCTTTGAAAGGATTGAATCTGTGTGGAGTAAGGTCTGAAAAGCTTCCTAGTTCTGGCCTGTTAATTCCTTCATCACCAAACGTCAAACGCTCAGGTAATTTTTCCAGAAGAGGATCCACTCCCACCTGCAAGGCTTTATCCAGCCAAGGTGAGATGGAATCATCAACAACTTTATTTCTTTGTGCTTTTGGCATGGAAAGAAAAGCCTTCGCTTTCCCTGCACGGTTCATTGCATCCAGAATCATTTCATATCCAAAGTCAGCTGCACCCACGGCAACGGCGCCATGAACAACACTACTTACAACACGTCCTAACCATCCACCTTTTCCTTTAATAAATCCTTTTCCTGCACCTTTAGCAAATTTTTTAATCAGTCCACCATTCCATCCGTAAAGACTTCCTTTCAATCCAGCTCCGAAATGCATGCCTGCTTCAACCATTGGATAAGGATTAGGTTCGTTTGTAAACAAACCAAACTCATCATAGAGTCGGTACGTATCAGCACCGACGGGTAGGAAATCAGCATCAGTTAAACCTGAAGCTGCGAGGATGTCAGTCTTTGCTTGAAGAGCCATCTGTTGATACTTTGTATCACCTGTTTCTTCATATCTTTTCTGTGCCTTATCAAATATCGTGGCAAGTTGATCTTTTACGTTTTCTTTTCTTTTAACATAAGCAGCAGAATTAACTTCACGTGATTCTTGAATCTTTTTGTCTTCCTGGCTCATCAACCACGGGTTGCTTTTACCGAAAGGAGACGCAAATGGAATTGCCATGTTACCAAGTTTTTGGAAAGGTGCTATTAGTGTGTCCGTCGCTAGAAATTGATTCTGTCCTATAATTTTTTGAGCTTGGGTAATAGGTATGCCTGTTGACGAAGTGTCAACAAATTTTTTATCCGCTGGTCCTTGGTCCTCGGGCATAGTGTCAAAGACGCTTTGTTGATATTGTTTTATTCTATCTGCCATTATTGATCCAATAAGTTAGTCCAGTAATCAAAAGCATCCCCAATGTTTTTGTTTGTTTGCTGGGTGTCAGCGGTTATAACTGATGTGTTTCCCCCCATGAAAGAAGAGAATGATTCTATTCCTGGTCCTGGTATATCAAAACTGTAAGTAGAATAGGAAGGATCATTTCTACGTAAGTCATAATATATATTAGCCATGTTTTGTGCGCCTGGAATTGTATACAATTCACTGACTTTTTGGTATTGGTTTTGACGCGCTTCTTCATTAGGAATAAATCCTGCCGTATCAAGTTGACTAGACATTCCTTCATATAATTCTTTATAAAGTTTAACGTAGTTTCCAATAACAACCTGGGGCATGTTAGCCCTTCCAAATAAATCTGTCGTTTTTGTTTCTTCAAATGATCTTCGAAGAACGTCTGCTAACATACGTCCAGTAGGTTGACGTTTTCTTGCGAGCGCTAAACCAAGAGTTGTTTCAAAGATTTGAAGCTCACCTCTTCGAGGATCGAATAACATTTTTTCTAGTGAACCACGAGTTAGGTAACGCCCACCTTTCACATCATATTTTCCTTTTGTATCTACATACACTGCGTAGTCTTCCCCTCCAATTTTAATAAACTCTCCTGGAGTTGCATTTTCAAGAACACCATATGTCATTCCGAATCCTTTAGGATCACCTTGATCATATTCATTTCCTAAAGTGCTTCCTGGTGTAAGTGATTCATAATATTCACCAAGCTTGCTTGATCTGTTAACAACAAAGTCATTATCTGTTATTTGTGAAACTGAATTAGGTCCAAAGGCTGCCTTAAACCCATTGGCTATTTCCGTGGCAGCGTAAGCTGATGGTCCAAATTTTCTTGTTACCCACCCTCTTACACCAATGAGGTCTCTGTTCTCAATCATCATTGGAAGAATACTATCCGCCATGGAATTAATAGCAGAGTTAATATAGTTCGCTGAACGCAACATTGCATCCTTACCAGCATCCGTTATCATCATGGAAGATGTATCACCCTGTGCTGACATCCCCGTCATCCCAGCTGCTGTGCCGGATGATGGTTGGAAAGTATAAAATGGAATTCCTAGTGTATTGTTTTCGTCCATGAAGTAATTCATTTCATCGCTGTTGGCACGGTACTGTCCCACCAGTCTTCTGTTTTTTACTATAGGGGCACCTGTAAATCTATCATAAGCGATTCCACCATCTCCTGTTCTTTCATATTCATTTGCCCACACACCAACAAAGTCACCTGTACGTTTGCTGTCATCCTGTACATCCTGCATGTACATTTGCAATGCAGCTTGTCCTATTTCTCTTTCTGATTTTCCTTGCTCGACGCCCATCTGGAACAGCATTGGTGCTGTTTGCATCGCTGTCTGTCCAATGATGTCAACAAATCCCTTGACACCTGGATCATCAGACTTGCCTGCCATAAGCATGCCACCCACTTGCATAAGGAGTGCACCTTTTTGCATACGCATTCCTTTATCACCTGTTCCTAGGAACTGGCGAACAACATCCTTGTAAGCCTTCACGCGGTTAACGGAATCACTTTCGATGGTTGCTGAATTAGGATTGTTTGTGGCGTCTACTGTCGCTTGGTCACTTTGAACTTGGTTTCCATTGGCCGAGAGTGCGTCGTTTTTTAATTGTTTTTCTTCCTCAAGAATTTTTTCATTCGCTGTGTCTTTTTTATCGGGTAGAGGAATAACTTCTGGGTTTTTAATTACCTCCGGTGGCATGTCCACTAAATCATCTTTAGGAAATTCAGGTGGTGCCAAATCTTCTGCGGTAATGATTGTATCTTCTTGTACTCTTTCCGGCAATAAATCAGAAACTTCATCTATAGCGAGTCCAGTGCCAAACCATGAAGCTGAACCTTTTTTCCAGCCTTGTTGGCCAGTCATCATGTCTGCATAGTTTTTAAAATAAGGATTGTTTTTGTAAGCTCCACGCAGAGGTTGCGCGAACCGTTTAGATCCCTGTTTTAAACCCTGTTGTAAAAGAAGTTTTGCTATTCCTGTAACCACCGTGCCTCCTAGGTCATGTAGCCCGATGCGATTCCTGCTCCCATTATGCCTAAGCCAGCACCCAATGCCTGTGACAGAGGATTGCTGACGGGAGAGGTTCCCATCGTCATTGCCATTTGCCCAGACGGCGTTCCTGAAAATGCGTCACCAATGTATCCTAGGCGTTGCCACGGATCCATACGGTTTTGCAAGTACGCTTGATAGTTTGCATCAGATTGTTGCTGTTGCTGTTGCTGCTGTACTGAACCGACACCCATCTGTTGGGCAATTCCTTTTCCCCACATGTCATGTGCCTGTCCATATCCTGCCGCGAGTGATTCTCCTACGGCTCGTCCTTTTTCTCCCTCAAGTATTCCCGTAAACAGTTGATTTCGCTCTCCCCCGAAAGCTCCTTTGCCAACCGCACCTAAGTTGGCTTGGTTGATTGACTGATCAAACTGATCGGTAATTCCTTTTGTTACATAGTCCTGGTATTGATTAAGATATTTCTTCCATCCTTCCGGATCCATGGCGGATTCCATCGCTTGGTTTTGTGCGTCCGTAAATCCTACAACCTGTTGCGCCTCTATTGGACCCTGTCCGGCATGAGGTTCATTCATGTTCGCGACAACCTGGTCCAAGTACCATAAAAATTTCGCCTCCATCTCCGGAGACATTCCGCTTGTCTGTGTTCCTACGGTTGTTCCCGTTGGATAGTTACCCGTATCTACCATTAAACTCTCGCCTCCTCTGGTCGTTCCGAATTGGGATCAAGTGAATTCATTAATGAATAAAGTCCTTCATGCCCTCCTGGAAAATTGTTTGTTGCTTCCTCGGTGAATACGAATTCACCGTCGGATAATGCCACAGGTCGAATGGAATCCGATGTCCCAGTTCCTGGGCCCACGGCGCTTCCACCTGCGGTGTAGTCATCCTTGTATGGAACACTTCCGCCTTTGTTGAATTGGAAGTTATAGTCTTTTGGTGTTCTGGTTTCGTAGTATGGATTACGGTATCCGTCTTTCCATATCTCCTTTGCTTCCTCGTATGGAATTCCGTGCTGGAACGCCCATAGTCTTATTTGTTTTTCTTTTCCTGCGAGCCATTGCTCTTCCTCGGTCATTCTTCCGCCATACATTCCTGTAATTTGTGGAACGGATGTCGCCATTAAGTCGAGGTCTCCTGTTAAAGCAGATGCTAGTCCCGATAAACCAGGATTGGTTAAAGCTGCTTCTGAAGCTCCTGGATTCGTGAAGTAAGACATATCAACTCCTGCTTTCGCTAAGTCTGCAGTTTGTTTAGGAGGAAAATATGTAGATACTCTAGGTGGACCTACAGCAGCTCCTTCTGTATAACCTGTAGGGCCCATAAATTCTGCCGCGTGACTCATATCATACTCAGGAATCATTTCTTTTCCTTGTGTATATTTGGTCACTGGATCTCCAGCAATTGATACACTATCGCCAAAATCACCTAAGGCAAAATCGTACCAGCTTTTTTTATCAGCTCCTTTTAATCCGGGTATTTTATTATAAGCACTCGCTGCTTGTGCGGATTGTAGTGCCGTAAATGGCATTGATCCAAGCGCCGCATAACCCATCGATTTCCATGGATGTTTTGATCCTGTAAGCGTTGCGATTCCACCTTGCATTGCCGCGTTTGTTAAGGCGTTCTTGACCCATGGTGACTTAAGAAGAGCTCCATATTTACTTGCTCTTAATTTACCTAACATCGACCCTGTAGCACCAGTTCCTAAACTGGCAGAGAGCCACGGTGCCGCCGCACTAAGTAGCATGATTCCTGCAGGACCTGATAGTATGTCCTTTCCGCCTTTAATTATGTTTTTAAAACCTTTGTCTAGCCAGCCCATATTATCCTAATTGTGTTTCAAGTAGTTGTTGAGCTTCTTCTAGCGTATAGCCATTGCCCATAAGATGATATAAATCATAATTTCCAAGATGAGCTTTGTCGGTAGATTGTTCCTTTGCTAACCATTCGTTAGCTGCCTCTATTCCAAGTCGCTCAGCTATTGTTTGCCATGTTTGAGTATAATTTACCAAATCATCATAACCAGCTGGTGGTCTATTTGAAGGTGGAGTGTATGGTGAAGGTAAAAATTGTTCATCAGGATAAATTTGATTTATTGGAGATGTCATAGGAGAATCCGCATAAGCTAATGCATACCCTCTGTTTACATCTCTTAGACCTACTTGATCTTCATCCATACCAAAAGTTTCTCCAAAGAAATTATCATATGTACCACTTAAATTTTGCACATAAGGATTACCCCTTCCATACTTTTCCATTTGATCGGCTATAAGAGCCTGATAAATATCACCTGATTCTCGTAATTTTTTTACTTGTTCTTCTTGTGTCATGTATAAGTCAGGACTATAAGTATCCATGGTTCCTTCATCTAAATACATTTCATCTACATCTATTTCTCCTGCATTCATGGCATTATTCCATGCAATCATCTTTAATAAATCTTGTTGTGGTCCAACGTAATCAAAATTTTCAGTTATACTAGGATTATTAAATTGCTCAGCAACAAGTCGTGCGCCTCTATTATGAGGGCCATCTGGTCCACCACCATATATATTTGCAAAAATATCTGGATTTACATGATAATCGTTGTCTCTATATCTCCATGGATCTATAGATCCATCTGGATTTGTCATGTGCCCAACCATTTGTCCATAACCATAATCAAATCTATCTGCCATTTCTCTCGTTGGAAACGATACATCATAAGACTGTGATACATCGTCAATAACATCCCATGGATTAGATACTATATTAGGCGTAAATGTTGGTGCATAAGATGGTCCTAAACTGGATATTCCAGTTCCTTTCATAGTGTCGAAGGCTTGTTTATAGATATCCGTGTTTACCATTATATTTTCCCTGCGTTACCCTGTAGTATTTCGTGAATAGCTGCCTTGATTACTACGTCTTGTCTTATGTGCTCTGACTTCGTGGCAGTTGCAGGATTGGCAACATCATCATCAGCTTCCTTCGCTGATCCGTATTCCTTGCCTGTTAACGTGTTGGTAATAGTGATTTCCGCAGGGACCACAATCTTGGGAACTTTCTCCCCGTTGATCTCCACGTATTCTACTACTCCGTCATCTTTTATAGGCATAATCTCTCCTTATAGCAAGTTTTTTCTTTGTTATCAACCATTATGAAATCTCCAATAGAGCCAGATAGATATTCACTGGCTGTACATTAGTATTAATTTTCAAGATATCCCCCTCTTCAAGTACCCCAATGTCACTGGAAGCCAAATAAAAGAAAGATTCCGTGGCTTTATCAGCCACTGCTGAATTGGTGCTCAGCGCAGTGGAATTAACTTTTAGGGTAATTATGGCTGATCCACCTGAATTATTATAGGCCCACGCCGTCTTAACCAATGTAGTCGTGACGGATGGCACTGTATAAATTGTAGAGTCACCAGTGCTCGTAAGCGTTGTCATAACTTTTTTATAACTGTTAGCCATTTATCCTAAATACCATGCCATTGCTTCCTCTTCGGCGCGTAATTGCTCCGGTGTATAGGAAGTGTTTAATACTTGTATTAACAAATCAATGGTGTTGATTAACTGGTTAATCTGTGATGGGTCATATTCTAGTGGTGCTTGTGGTAAACGTGGTATTGCAATCTGTGCCATTATCTTCTCCCGTCTTGTCTAATTTCAGCACGGTATGTGCCAAAACGCCATGCGTCATCTATCGCTGAACTTTCTACACGAAGCGCACCCTGTCGTCCGCGTGCGCGTGTATCAACTTTAGTTGTTGAAGTCGTTACGGCAAAAGGTCCAATGGTGTTTTGCGTTGACGTAGGATAGTCTCTAAATTTTAATGTAACATTTACTGTTCCTGTTAAATTTTTGAAATCAGGAATAAATCTTTTTATTGACATAAGATATTCCCCAGCCTGTGGAATAACAAAATCCCCTGACTCCACGTAAGCTGTTATCGCCGCACCTTCCGCATTCGATCCAAACTCCTGGCTATACATGTATGCTCTTCCTGCTGTCAACCCTGTAATCGTGCTGATCGTTGCAGTTGTGTCACTTGAATCATATGTTGTTGCGTACGGATAGGAATAAATTCCCTTATCAATCCAACTGGATCTGTTTAAGGTTCCTACATACCATACTTGGTCTGCGTAATTATAAGTTACGCAACGATTAATAACAGAAGAACCGGATGATGGATAGAACCATGTGACTTCATTAAATTCACCGTTGTTGGCCGCGAAAGTATCACGCTGGCTACCTTCTGAAATATCCTTAAATACATAATCCTCTACTGCGCATCTTAATTTCTGCACGGAACCATCAAACATAAAGAAAGAATCTTTTCCCATCCAGAAAGATGTTCCATTGACATCAATGGTAGAATTTAATCCTGCGGCACCACAGTTAGCGCCTAGTTGAGAGAAACCAAATGTGAAAGGTGCTCCAACCAATTGCATCTGGTACATTGCTGTATCACTCCAGATAAGAACCGCACCACGTGAACGCTTAGCGGATATCAATGAACTACCATCCGTCAGTCTTTGTGAACCAGCCGTGTTAGTTGTACTAGGAGTCCAATCATTAACATTTTCTTGATCACACCACCTAATAAACATATTATCCTGTGTGCCTGTACTACCTATGGTAGTCTCTGTTCCAAAACATACTACATGTCGGTCAGTACCGGACACAATAGTAAATAAACTTTTAGTAGGAGCAGCTGATACGGTTGTTGATGTTGCGCGTGTCCCAGTTCCAACGGATGTATCCCAGTAATAAAGACCACCATTTAACTGCTGGGCAATCATGTCTTCCCCCCAGTTATCGAGTGACCATTTTCCTGAATCCAATTGAACGGCTTCCACGCCTGTTAATCCTGCACGCGAAGTTCCCCAGGTGCTAGCACCCCATGTTCCTGCACCCCATCCATATCCTGCTGTGGATACAGGAGGGTCAGTGTTAATTTGATACGCAGCGTTAGCTGTTTCACCTGCAGCTCCTGTGCTTGTTGCCGCGGCCTTTGCTGTTATTTGATACTTGTTTGTTTGGTCCGTGGGCGGCGATGCTGTATCACCTAAGGCAGTAATCTCGAATTCTCCTTCGAGGTTCGCTGCTACAATTCCATTGACCGTTCCTGAGACTCCTGAAATGGTGACAAAGTCACCTTCCCTTGCGCCGTGTGTTGCGTCATGGACAACCACGTTCGTTGATGTGTCTATTGTAGTAAAATTTGTAATGTTTCCCGTTCCTGAAGCACGGATTGGTGTTATATCGGCCCATTCACTGTCAACATAAACATAAAGTTTCTTGTTTGTTCCTATTGAGGTGTAGGGTGATCCGTCCAATGAGGACCATGCATGAATTCCGCGTGCGGCGCCAACAAGGGCATCACTCGTTACCTTTTCCCATCCTCCAATCTTTTCCGGAAGACCATAGCGAAAACGTATGTTGTCTGAATCAATCCATCTTCCTTCAGCACCCGTGGGGGTGTCCTGCTTGTCTACTCCAGGTGTGAAAGGCATATCTACAAGAGGCATTTAAACTCCTATACTGCTGAATCGTAAACTCTAATCCAACAAGCTCCTATTCCATTAACATTAACTAAAATAGCTCCGTTTTTAGTCCCACCTGAATCGGCTGAAGTAGAAACATTTGTTGAACTATCAGTAGCTGTTGTTCCGTCAAAATAAATAAATTGTTTATCTTCATCATCCTGATCCAATGCGAGACAGGCAATAGCGCCTGCTGATTCCTTTTGGTTAATCTCAAGACGGGCATCCGCTGGTGTTGCCGTGCCAATTCCAATCTTATCCGCTGAACCATCCACAATAAACATATTTGGTTGGGGGTTGGAACCACCACTTTCCAGTCTAAAATCCAATGACGCCGCGGAGTCATTCCATACAAACCCTGCACCGTCAAAATCAGAAGCACCTGTAACCTTGACCGTTCCAGCCACATGAAAGTCATCGGCTGGACTATCTGTTTTTATACCCACACGGTCTGTGCTGGCGTCAATAAATAAAAGGTTGGTTTCACTATCACCCGCAAAGCGTGCGTCATAATCCCCTTCGGAATTGTTGAATGTAAAAGCTGTCGATGCAGCCGTTGCATTTACAGGATCAAAACTAACAGCATTATTAGCGGTAAGTGTTCCGTTGGCGAGTATATTTCCCATGTCCGCGCCAACATCAAACATTGTTGAACCGTCGGTGTAAAGAACATGCTTCGCGTTATTAACCAGTAATACACCTGTCCCGCCGGATGGCTTGAAGGTTAAAGTCCAGTTATTTCCTGTTCTGCTTGTTGCGTCATCCACAAAATACCATGTTGGCTGCGCCGGACAAACGATGTTCGAATTTCCACTAAGTGTTCCTGTAAACTTGAAGGAAGCAGTGTTGATTTGATTTCCTGTTCCAGCCGATCCTGTCGTGAGTGTTTGTGTTGTGCTTGCGACAGCAACAGCTGTGTACCCCTTGATGGAGGTATCAATCTTGCTCATGTTGTCATTGGTCAGGTCACCCCACGTTCCGGAGTGGGAACCCGTTGTAAGCTTGTTAAGTTGTAATATCGTCGTATCGGCCATGTATCCTCCTAACCTGTATTCACTTCAATCCATGTTGAGGTGTTTGAATCATCAACCACGCTCCATGAACCTCCACCTGTATCCGGAACTCCGTTCCAGATCGTCAGTTTAAGTGCTCCAACAGCGGCTGCCACTTCAACTCCCGTTGGTATAACTTTCGCGGTACCAGTTACGGTAACCGTTCCCATTCCAAATTCCGCCTGGACTCCAGTCGGAACTATTGTCCACACAAGTGTAACAGTTCCAACGGCAAATGTCGAGGAAACTCCTGTTGGTGTCACCAACGCCGTTCCTGTAACCGTGGAATCTCCCACGGTAAAGGTTGCCTCAAGTCCGCTTGGTTCCACGAGCGCCGTTCCGGTGACAGTGACGGTTCCAAGGGACGATTCAATAAGAAGTCCCGTTGGCGTTACCAATGCCGTTCCAGTTACAGTTGTCGTTCCAAGGGAGAACTCAGTTGGTAATCCGCTTGGCGCGACCGTGATGGAAATGTCAATTGTGGCACTTCCAACCGCGAACGATGCAGCAAGGCCACCTGGTTCTACAGTTGCATGCCCAAGAATCTGTGCGGTCCCTAGGGCGAAATTAGCCTGCTCGCCCGTTAGGGCTACAACAGCGTGCTGCGAGATGTCCTCGGCGAAAGCGCGCTCACCGAATGATGACGCAGCGAAAGTCATTAAGCCTCCTTATATAAGGAAGTTATTTTATCAATCGCTCCTGCACCGAAAGCCATTATAGTTTATCCCATTCTATTTTAATATCTTCTTTAGATATTGGTGTTGTTCCTTCAAGCCAATCTATTTCACAAGTATCTAAATTGTCATCTCCTCTTACAACAACTTTAGCATTTGAATTTAATATAAGTATAGCTTTAATTACACTTTTTCTATCTTTTATATCGGTCATGCTGAAATCTCCATTAAGGTAATAGAACTCTTTGGTCTAATGCTACCTCTTATGTAATTATTAATCTGTATTTGGGTTGTGTTGTCTGAACTAGCAAATTTTACTTTGTAAGTTAATTGTGATGTAGATGAAGGACTATCTAAATATGTTATTCCATCACCTGTTTGTCCACTATCGTTTGTTGTGTTACTAGTAACAAGACCAACTGTGCCACCAAAATCTACTATTTGAGTACTATCTCTAAAAAGTGCTAAATCTAATGATGTATCTTCATGGCTAACATAAACTCCATTAATTTTAACAACCGCTAAAATTGTACTTGAAGTTGCACTTGGGGTTATATTAAGTGTTAATGAAGTGTCTGCTAAAGTTGAACTAGTTGTTGAATCAACTGTTCCGTTTACTACATTAACCACCTGCAAAACCTTACCAGGTGCATAACTTGTAGCACCTGTACCACCATTAGCTGCAGGCAGTGCACCAGTCACCTTGGCTGTCAGATCTATTGATCCTGCGAGTCCTGCGTTTTTAACCGTTGTCAGTGCCATGTTATCCTATTAATTTGTATCCTGTTAATGTGCAGTATAAGGAATTGAGATCCCCAGCCGCATTCGCATAAACATAAGTTTCAATATAATCTGTTGCAACTAAAGTTAAAACAGCACTAGCTTGCATATACATATTTGCAGTAGCTTTTGAGCCATATCTTTGTGATCTAAAGATATTCTGTTCAGAGCCATTTTTATAAAGTCGAAGTTGAACATATTCTCCATCATCCACATCATCATAAAAAATTTTATGAAAGAAAAAATATTTACCACCCTCTCCTGCTGGCACAGTAAACTTATTGGAGGCAAAAGCATTATCTGTATCAAAACTTTCTGTGTCCCAAGTTACTTTAGTAGCAGTTTCACTACTTATGCTTTGGTCCCCAGAAAGTGTTACTCTAAAAGCTGGAGTATTAGCTAACCCAGCGCCCGCCAAAGTGGTAGCGCCTGTTCCTCCAAATCCTACAGGCAATGTGGTAGTGGCCGTGCCACTTCCGTCAGATTGCAAAATAGTATTGCCACCCGTATCCTGTATCTTGTCTACTTGTATCGTGCTTGCCATTAATTAATTCCTTTTAAAATCATGTTATAATCCTATATGCTCCGAAATATGTTGCTTGATAATGTAAATTTGTAAATTTACAATCAGTTCCACCCTGTTTGTTTGTTACTCCATAAAGCTCAACATAATCAGACGAGCCATCCATATCTATTATTGCTGAAACAAAATTACTATTCATATACCCATAATTATCTCTTGGGTCGATAGTTGCACTTCTTAAAGCAGCTCCATTTTTATAAATCATAGCCCTAGCTTCTTTTGTTTGTGAAGCATCTGTTAATGATGTAACAGCACCATAAACATAATATTTTCCTGCGGTAGTTGGAGTAAATCTATAATTTGTGCTGTTGTCATAACAACCATCTGAATCATAAACTTCTGTATTAACCACAACTTTTGTATTTGCATTATCTGTAACATCTTGAACTGCTGACATATATGCATCAAAAGCAGGAGTGTTAGCTACAGCAACTCCGCCACTTTGCATAGTTCCAGCCACATTAAAGGTCGCACCTGATGGTACTGTTACCGTATCACCTGACGTGCCAAGCGTTAGCGTGGTAGCTGTCTTTGGATCTACCTGATCAACAAATATTTTACTCACTTTTTACTCCTTAACTCTTTGGGTTTGCATCTTTGATCCCTTGAATACGTGTTTTCCACGCGTCGATATCCTTAAATATCTCATCAAGCTGATCGCCAATATCACCATAAGCTGTTTTGCGCGTGCTTCTCACGACGTTGTTCACTTCAGTAACATCCCCTGCGGCTTCGTGTACGGCAAGGTCGGCATCACTAGGCTGTGCAAGCCCCGCGATATTCCATTCCTTGATGTACGGTCCTTTGCCGTCGGAGTCATCCTGAAGGAGAACGTCACTTGTAAAGTCAACGGTCTTGCCCGCCGCCTCCACGTACGCTTTTACCTTAGTTGATAACTGTGCCATTTAGACCTCCTTTTAAAATTGTTAGCCATTTATATTCCTATCAGTTTATATCCAGCAAAGTATGAAAAAGTACCATTAAAATCTCTATCAGAGCCATAATTATGATAACCTGTAATAGTAACCTTGTCTACTTGTATCGTGCTTGCCATTAATTAATTCCTTTTAAAATCATGTTATATTAATTTAAACCCCCAAAAACCAACATCAAAAAGAGCTGTAGAGCCACCACTATTTTGATAAAGATTTACCTCAAAGTAATCATCACCATCTGCATAAACTATGGCACTATTACTAACAGTTGGATAACTAGAAGCTACTATATTTGTTTCAGCATCATAGCCACCTAAAGGTAAAGCCGCACCATTTTTACGAATACCTATAATAAACCTTGCAGTTGCACCTATATTATTTGCACGAGCAGTTGCGGCAAGATAATAATATCCTGCAACAGTTGGAGTATATTTATCACTAGCAAAATAATTATCTACATCATACGTTTCAGACCATCCTGTAACAATCGTATTAGTTGCATCTGCAACAGTAACAGAAGCATCATAAACCATAAATTTTCCAGAGTTAGTTCCACCAGCACTCGCCCAAGTAGAGTCACCTCTTAAAAAAGTACTAGAGCTTGCTGTTCCACTTCCAAGAGAAGCTGTAGCGATTGCACTACCTGTACTTAATGTCACACCCGAAGGTATGCTTACCGTATCGCCTGACGCTCCCAACGTGATGTCGGTTCCTGTACTAGGCTCTATTGCGTTGACGTTTACTTTACTCATTTATACTATTACCAATGTTGATCCCGAAGGAATTGTTACCGTTCCCGTAAAGCTGACAGGCCCTGCAATCAAGCCATTCTTGCTGGCGTTCATCGTGAGCGTGCTGTAAGTTACTGGGTTTTCACTATAATATGTTGCGGACAGTTTATCAACTGTTACCGTCCCATCCGAGGGGGTCCCAACATCAACGTTTTCGCCCATCGCAACAATAAAATCAATGTCACCCGATGCAACGGAAACTCCGCCGAAATCCAATGTCGCTCCTGAAACAGTGTACGCCGTTCCTGGTGCTTGAATAACACCTGAAATGCTCAGAATCAAGTTCTGCGCCGCTGACGGATGGTAGTCCACAGAATCATACTGAAGGGTATAGGTTGTTGCAGGTGTTGATCCACTCACTGCGAGGATCTTCCTACTCCCTATGTCTAAATCGCGTCCTACGTATGGCATTAATCAGCCTCCTCTATTGTATTACCATCTGCTACCCATTGAAGAATATTTTGATAGTCTGTGTTATCTTCATTAGTTGGTACTGATAATTTTTTTGTAGTTCCATTATTATCTTCTGGGTAAATTACAGAAATAGAAACATTAATCCCATCTCTTGCAACATATTTTAAAGTACAATTTTCAAACATTATAACTCCGATGTATATGATATTTTAGATGAAGAACTACCTGTATATATAAATCCTGCATCACCTTCATTAGCACTCATAGAAGTAAGTAATAGTTGAGTGCCATTAAGTGTAGCTCTATCAATAGATATGGCACTTCCTGTAATAGCCTCTACTGAATTAGCTTGTCCATGTTGATAATAACTACTTCCAGTAGCTATTTCTAAAGCAGGTGCTATCCTCATTGTTGTTGGAAAATTATGCATCAATACAACTGTACCTGAAGTATATGATGCTGTCATACCTACAATTTTTTCATTACCCTCTATGTAATTTAAAAAATATCTTTGACACCTAGCTAAATTATCTCCATAACTTTCATGTTGAAAAGGTGGTAGAGTAGAAGAAGTATATTCGCCTACTTCTAGTTGTATTGCTGTAATCCAAAAATCATTTGATGTGCTATCAGCATGATTAACTTGTCCTACTGCTCTATTTGCATTTACATAACTAGCCCAAGTTTCTTGTAATGTGCCACTAGTAAAATTACTACCTGCACCTAAATAAAATTGAACATTTAAAGCACCACCATTATTATTAGCTAAAGCACCAGAAGTATCTGCTGGAAAATTAACCACTTTCTTTTCCCAAGTATCAGTTGATGATATTGTGTATGATTGTGAAACTTGTCTGTTATTAGTGTTATCATATAATTCTAAAATGTTTGTTCCAGTTTTAGTTGCTTTAACCCAAAATGATATTGTAACCTTTTCTGCATTAGCAGTACCTTTTTTAAGTAACTGTAAATTTTGACCTTCAATACTTTGTTTATGTAATATATAATCAGATGCACCTAATGAGCCATCTGCTGTTGTACAATCATATTTAGTTGAAGTTAAAAAACCATAACCACTTGGTACATCTGTATCTTGGGAAATAGTCCAAGTACCAGAACTTGATATTGCTAAATTCCATCTATCACAAACATAATAACCAGTAGCAGTTTTACCAGTAGCAGAAGTACCTCTTTGAGCCACAGCCATATTACCATTTATAATTAATGGCTTTGCATTAGGTCTAAACAAAGTAGGAACACCAGAAGTCTTGGCTGCTGTGACAGCCGCATCCTGTATGCCTGCCGTTCTTACTGCATCATCTAGTATGGATAAGTTTGTTACCTTGCTTGTTGCCATTATGCGTTCTCCAATGTTTGTACTCTAGCTTCTAAAGTTTCTATTTTTGTTATTGCTTCTTGTAAGGCACTTGTCAGTAAAGGAACAAGTTTTGCTTGGTCTATTGATTGATAAACAGGAACTTCTTTTTCTGCAATCCATGTACTATCAGATGGATAATTACCATTTGCTTTGCCATCAATGTAATCTTGTTCTAACACTCCATTATAAATCATTGTGCCA